TTTGCTCTTTGAGCTCACTAGATATTTACCCCTCTAGCGAAGTTTGGTCACGCAGTTTTAACTCTGCGGCAACGGAGGTTAAGTACGCCCGTGCGAGCGCCCAAAATACTTGTTAAGTGGTTCAGTCCCACTCCAGGTTAAAGGTCTGGTGCCTCTCGCCCAACGTGTTGGGGGCGCATGACAGGAGAGACTGTCAGCGACTACCTTACCTAGGCCAGGGTGCACGTGTGCACTGAGGTGTGTGACTCACAACCGTGGGGTCGTTAATGCCCATGGGTCCATATGAAGATGGTCCCTGTTGCGGTGTGTTGGCAGACGGGGCTTGCCCCGTCTGCCAGTGTGAGCTGCTTATAGGTCGTTGGCAGCCATTAGCTGGAGGATGTTGTGTCCACACATCTCCCCAACCTTGCTTGCATTTATAGCATCGATACAAGAACGTACTTGACGTTCGTTGATGTTATAGTGCACGTGGTAATACATACACACGTCCAACCAACTAGCAGTCGCATTCCCTGCAATCCATGCCTTGTACTCATTGTGCCGCTCAACAATAACCTTTCCTTCTCCAAGGTCCCTTTTGAGCATAGTGGCTAAAGCTGCGAGTAGGGGGTCCACCCTACCGTACAACGACACTGTGATGGCTATTCCTCGTAGCCAGGCACGGCGGCCTTCAGGGTTGCGCGCGATCATATCCCAGCATATCTTGGACAAGATACGCCCTGTCTTGGGCATGAGAACGTAGCTCCCATTGCATGGATAAAATCGACCGGAACAAAACTCAACAGTGAGGGGGTCAGTGGAGTATTTTACCTCCACCTCCATCCCAAGTTCCGTGTATGACGCGATGATGCCTTCAACACCACCGAGTCGGGTCAGCTCATTTCGCGTAGTGACGGTTACGCTGTCATCGCCACAAATGATACTTATCCATGCGCGTCCAGCACCATGGATGTCTCTCTTCATTGCAGCATTAGTCAGTGTGTCGCCCACCGAAGTATCGGGCCAACCTGACTGCATAGTAAAAGGAACCTTGTACTTAGTACCAAGGTTAGACACTCCCTTACTAACTCCTCGCCGCAGATGACGTGCGACTCGGCGTGGGAGACGATCTTCATACAGAGGCTGTAAGAAGTAACGAAACGGGCCTAATGCCATGTGTTCGTCAAACCTACTCTGATCATCCTCTACAATCACGATCTCATCCCCGGGCTCAAGCATGCGCTCAATACAGTCGAGCGACTTTTCAAAAGCGAGACCAATGTCCTCGCAACTCATACCACAAGTATAGACTATTTGCTTGCCTGCCCGTACATCTTCAGGCTCATATAGGGTAGGTCGGAGCCTGTTCCTGACCATCTTTGTCCACC